AGCGCCGGGTAGCGCATGCCCAGCTCCGAGGGACCATCGTTCAGGATGCCGTCGACGTGACCCTTGATGCGGCCGCCGGCCACGGAGAAGCCAAACTGGCCGCCATGGGCCTTGCGCGTGTAGAGGTCAAAGCCGATCAGTCGCAACCAGCGGATGGCCAGGTCTTCCAGTACATGGCCCACCTCGAAGATGCGCAGCACGCGGCCGGAGAAATCGCGCCCCGGATCCACCGGCGTGCGGGTGTACTCAAACTGCAGCGCGCGTTCACATGCCACACCCAGCCGGGATGCGCCCAGATAGTCGCGCGGCGTCTGCCCATCGCGCTCCAGCGCCAGCGCGTCATCGATGAGCGCACCGACCTGCTCATGAAATTTCGGACGGTGATTGAAGTCCAGCATCACGACCGTCCTTGCTGCCGGCCTGCGGCTTGGATGGCGATGCGCTGTTCCAGAAACTGCCGGTCGCGAGCGGCCATGCGCTCGTGTTCCGCGAGCATGCTGTCCTGGTACCGGGTAACGACCACATCAATGAGCATGAGCACCTCGTCCCGGCTGTAGTCGGCCAGTGGCCGCTGCATGCCGATGGAGCCGACGTACTCCCCCAGAGGGCCGAGGCAGGACTGCATGGCGGCGATTTCCATATCGCTGGGGTCAATCATTTGGCCCTCCGTTTTGTTCATGAGCTTGGAGAAGGCCTCCTGACAGGGACGGCTGCAGAACACCCACTTGTCGTTGTGACGGGATGGGTCCGAGCGGGGCACACGCGGGTTGAACCAGCCGTACCCCTTGGCTTTGCGATAGCAGACGGCACATTTCACGCAGCCTCCAGAACTTGGTGGGCGTGGGCGTCATTGGCCGCATTTACCAGCCGCACGATGGCATTGCGGTTGAAGCGGAACGACAGCAGTGCCGAAGCCTGATAGCGGGTCAGGCCGAAGTCGGCCCTCAGTTCTGGCGGCAAGTACTGCAGTTGCTTCGGCGTGGGCGACTCGTTGAGCCAGCGCCGCGTCTTGTGCGCCGAGTCCTCCGACTCATGCTCGTTGAGCCAGTCATCCGCCTTGGCCATGCAGACGGTGCGTTCGCCAACGGCAAGCAGCTGCGTGGTGTGCCCCTTGGCACCGCCCACGGCGTGCCAGCGGCCGTTGAGAAAGAAGATGCCACCCCAAGCATTGAAGCCCGTGGCCATGAGCGCGTCGTCACTGCCAAAGAGGTCGCACCAGCGGAAGTTGGATCGGCTGAGCAGATCGATCTCACTCATCACAAAGTGATCGAGCACCCCGCGTGATGGGTTGTCCTGCTTTTCCCAGACATGGCCGCACAGCGGGCACTCCATGACGGCCATCGGTACCGTGGCACCGCACTCCGGGCATTCCTTGGTGGGGGCATCGCCGAGGTTGTCATGGCCATCGAGGTTGACCTCCTGCTCCAGCGCGCCATGCATCAGACTTGCCGTGCCGAAGTCCAGGACGATGCAATCGGTCTTGACTAAGCCCGGAAACTCCTGCGGATCGACCGTGCGCAGGCCACGGCCCACCATCTGAATCAAGGTGGACTTGTAGGAGCTGGGGCGCAGCAGGACCACGCACGAGGTGGGCGTGTAGTCGTAGCCTTCGGTCAGCACGGCCACGTTGACGACGACCTGGGCGTCGCCGCTTTCATAGGCGGCCAGACGCTCCTTGCGCTCGCCATCGGACAACTCGCCGTGGATCAGGACGGACTCAATGCCTGCCTGATTGAAGGCGGTGCACACATCCGTGGCGTGCTCGACGGTCGAACAGAACACGATGGTCTTGCGGTCGCGTGCCTTGGCCTTCCAGTTGTTGATCACCGACTCGGTGACCAGCGTCTTGTTGAGGATGTTGGCAACCTCGTTCATGTCGAAGTCGATCGCAGTGCGGCGCACCTTGCGCAGCGCCTCTTGCGTGCCAACGTCGATCACATATGTCCGTGGCGGCACCAGGTGGCCGCTGGCGATCATCTCGCCCAGCGTGATCTGGTCAGCCACGTTGCTGAACACTTCGCGCAGGCCCTTGCCGTCACCCCGGTTCGGGGTGGCAGTCAGACCGCAGATGGCCGCCTTCGGGTTCTTGACCAGCACCTGGTCAATCACCTCCCGGTAGCTGGGCGAAGCAGCATGGTGCGCTTCATCAATGACCAACAGGTCCAGGGTGGGCAGCTGGTCCAGGTTTGTCTTTCGCGAGAGGGTCTGCACCATCGCGAAGGTGGCATTGCCATCCCAGGATTTCTCGTTGGCGTCGAACACCGACGTTTTGAGGCCCGGGTTAACGCGCTCGAACTTGCTGCGGTTCTGGCCTGTTAATTCGGTGCGATGGGCCAGGATGCAAGCCTTGGCATCGGGTTCAGCCAACAGGCTGCCGGCCACGGCCGACAGCATGATGGTCTTGCCCGAACCGGTGGGCGCAACGGCCAGGGTATTGCCATGCTCGCCGAGGGCCGCGAGGGTCCTCTGCACAAGCAGGGCTTGGCGGGGGCGAAGAATCATGGCAATTCCCCCTTACTGCGCCCAGCTGGGGCGACCCGGCACCGGCGCGCGACCGGTGGCCTGCGCATAGGCATTGGCACCACCACTACTGGCCGGCGCACTGGCTGCCCCCGCTGGCGCACCATTCATGTGAGCGGCGTAGTCCTTGTGCTCCGGCGTGACGGCCGACTTGATGACGCACTTGTCCTGGCCGTTCTGGTCCTTGTCCCAGTCCACCTTGCCAACGAACTCGATGCCCTCCAGGTCGGCGAAGCCGCTGATGCGTCGGGCGTTCTGCGCTGCCGGGCTGCTGTCGTTCGGATTGATGCCGCGTGCGGAGTTCAGGATGGCCTTGATGAAGGTCCGGCCCATATTGGTCCACTCGGCCCCCTTGGCGCTGTACAGGCCAATGAGCGACCACATCTTGCGACGGGCGAACGGGCCATCGAGCACCACGAACTCGCAGTTCAGATACACCGAGCCGGTGGTCATGCTGCGGGTCGCGTAGCCGCCGGTCCAGCCCTGGGACGGATCGTCATAGCCGCCAGGCTTGATGGTCATGCGCACGCGCACCACCGTGCCTTTGGGGATGAGGTCGTAGCTGGACTGCTCGGCGGCAGAGTTGAAATCGAAAAAGGTCATGATCAGGACTCCTGAGAGGAAACGGATGCCGTGGTGGCGGATGGGGTTGCGCTGGAAGCGGGCTCTGCGACACTGGCCTGCGGACGGGCAAAGTCCAGGCGCTCGCTGGCGGGACGTGCGGGGCCGGCGATCTTCTGCATGAGGCGCCCGAGGTTGGGCTCCTCCACTGGGTCCAGGCGACCAGAGCGGTCCTTGGCCGGGTAGCCCCACTGATTGAGCGTGTGGCACACGAATGCGCGATAGCTGCTGCCGTCGTCAGCCTTGACCTCGGCCAACGTGACCACCTCATCAACGATGCCGGGTAACTCCAGACCAGTCTTGGAGCCATCGATCTGCAGCGTGAAAACCCGACGGTTGAAATCGTCCAGGGCCTCGTTGAGGATCCCGACGAACCACACGTTCTTGCGGCGCGTGTGTTGCAGATGGGTCAGCCAGCCGATCATTTCCTGGCCCATCAGGCCGTAGGCGCCACGGCTGTCGGGCTTGCCGGTCTTTTCGGAATAGGCCTGCGGTTGCCCCTTGCACCATTGCAGGCACAGACGGCCGGCCACGGTGATCGAGTCAACGAAGACTGTTTCGTACTTGTCCAGAACGGCCGGATCACCGAAGCGCTGGCATACCGCTTGGTAGTGGGCTTCGCTGTAAGGTTGGTCCTCACGGAGCGCCGGATTAGGGCCGCCGATGAACACGGCGAAGTCGCGGCATTCCTGCCAGGTGCGGGGACGGATGGTGTCGCCGGCATAGCCTTCGACGGCCAGATCGCCGGCCTCCAAATCGAAAAACAACGTGGAAGCCGGGGGCAGCGTCCAGAGCTGGGAGGTCTTGCCGATGCCGGACTTTCCGACGAGCACGCCCTTGACGCCACGGCGCTCAGCCAGGCGTTGGTCTGCGGTGATGATGGGAAGGCTCATTTCGACACCTCCTCGAACTCATCACCGAAAAACACCTCGGCCACGGTGTTGGTCCCAGCAGCGCCACGCTTGCGCGCCTGCTCATACAGTTCACGCAGCCCGCTCAAGCCACGACGTGCCTTGGCAACCTGGGCTTCGATGCCGACGATGGCAAAGGCCAGATCGTCCAGCGTGGCGTCCTCGAGCGCGACGGTCATGTCATCCGGGCGATGGCCATCAAGCGCCGGAACAAAGATTTCTTCAGGCAGCTCGCGCACGTACCATTCGGGACGCTCACGCAGCTTCTGGACAGTGGTTTTCTTTTTGAAGAACATGGCAATTACTCCTTCATGAGGGCGAGGCGGTACGAGGGCTTGCCGGTCTTGACCGTGCGGGCAGCCTCGAAGGCAGACTTGAGGGTTTCAGGCCAAGCGTTGAACTTGGTCTCGCTCACGCGATAGGTGATCTCGACGTACTGCCTGGGGTCATCACCGCTCTCGGCAATGCGACGTGTCATGTCGGCCAGCCGGGTCTGGTCCCACTCAACTTTCTTGGGCAGATCTGCAGTGACGCGCACATCGCCGTCATCGAAATGCACGACTCCGGTATCTTTGCCAGCGTCGTGGCGCAGGTTGCGGGCACGCTCGCCCCACTTGAAGTCGATGGCCTGGTCGATGTGATCGCTTAGGGCTTTGCCAGCGGCCAACAAATCAGCGGCGGCGTTCTTGATGCTGAAGAGCAGTTCAGCCGGTTGCTGCGCCAACGTGCCTGCCGGGGTGGCCAGCACCTGTTCGGGCGTGAAGGTCAGATCGGTGCTCATGCCGCACCTCCGATCACTTCACGCGTGGATGTGCTCCGGCGCAGGCTGTCGACTTCGAAGGCTTCGATGTCTTCGATCCGATAGCGGACCTGGCCTTGCAGTTTGAGGAAGACGGGGCCGATGCCCTCGGAGCGCCAGCGCTCCAGGGTGGCCTCGCTCAAATCCCAACGTTCGGCAAGCTGCCGCTGGTTGAGATGACGGACGGGTTCTGAGGGTTGCAATTGAATCTCCTTGAAGGTGAAAA